CAAGCTGGCGCTCCGGGTTTAGCTGCAGTATGAGGGAGGGGGCCTTCTGCACCACCATCTCGTGGTACTGCCGCTGCGAGAGGAACTGCTTCGAGCTGTTGCTCGCCGCCTCGATCTCGCGGGTGACGGCCATACGGTCCGGGCTGATGTACCAGCCCTTCTCCGGGTAGTTCGCCCCCTGGCTGTTGACGGGGTATTCGATGGAGGTCGTCTCGTTCCCGAAAGAGATCGAGAGGTCCACGACGAAGCCCTGCATCCCCAGGGCCGGATTTGTTTGCGCTGCCTTCGAGACGTGCGGCTGCGATACGTTCAGTACGCTGGCCATCGCCACGGAGAAGTCCTTGCGGTTGAACACGTAGAGGGTCGCACCTTGCGCAATCTGGGATGCTCCCTGCGGTTGTCCTGTGAACATTGTTTCTTGTTTTTGGTTGTTGATGGATTAAGGCGTCGCCGGCGGGAGGTACGAGGTCAGCTGGAAGATACCGTTGAACCAGTCGTACCAGACCTCGATCACGCCGGCGCCGACGAGGTCGGCAGCGGTGACGTTGGTCCCTCCGAAGAACGTGAGGTTGCGGGTGCTCCCGTTCAGGGTGAAGCGGACCGGCAGGGTGCCGGTCGTCCCGTCCGGGATCGCGGCCGCGATGCGGATGACCACCGACCCGACCTTGGGGATCCGGCGGAAGCCGAGCGAGAAGTCAATGGACTCCTCGCCCACCGTGACCCCGTTCGTGGACAGGTAGGGGACGCCGTTGACATTCGTCGTTACGTTTACATTGCATCCGAACATAGCGCGGTCCTCCCGTTAGAAGTTGAAGCCGTTCGCGCCGGGACCGTAGAAGCCGTTGAAGCCTCCCTGGTAGTAGCCGCCGCTCACGTAGGGGGTGGTGTTCACCGCGGCGAGGTTCGGCCATACGACCGGGACCGTGTTCGGCTGACGGGCGGCGAGCTCGGTCACCTTCTGGTTCAGGGCGTTGAACGCGGAGGTGAACATCTCGGTCTGCTTGTCGTTGCTGATCTGGTTCCGGAGCTGGGTGATGATGTCGGCCTGCGTGTCGATCTTGGCTTGCATGTCGCGCTCGCGGGCGTCGCAGAACTCCTTGACCATCGTGGTCTTGAGGTCGGCGATGGAGCCGGTGATGGCCGCCGTGTTGCGGTCGGCCTGGGAGCCGAGCTGGTTGGTCTGCTCGATCGTCTGGATGCGGTTCTCGTAGCCCTGCTGGGTGGTGAGGAGGCGGTTCTCGCAGCAGCATTCGCAGAGCTTCGCCATGAGGCCGCTGTCGCCGGCCTGGATCGCGTTGATGAGCTGCGGGACGCTGACCGCCTGCTGGAGGGCGAGGGAGGAGAGGCCGTTCTGCAGGGACTGGACCGCGGCGTTGACGAGGTTGAAGTCCTGGCCGATCATGGTGGAAAGGCTCTGCACCGCCGCGCGGGACGCCTCGCCCTGGGAGGTGATGGCGTTCATGATGAGCTCGCGGCCGCTGTTGTTGTTCAGCTGGTTCGAGATGAAGCCGGCCATGCCCGCACCGTTGCCGCCCAGGCCGCCGAAGCCGTTGCCGTTCCAGCCGAACATCTGGGCCACGATGGCGAGGCCGAAGATGTCAATGATGCTGTTGAAGCCGCCCAGGCCCCCGAAGCCGTTGTTGCCGGCGAGGAGCCACGGGAGGAGATTGTTGCCCTGACCCATGCCGTCAGGGATGTAGGTTACATCTGCCATAGTAAGATTTGTTTAATGGTTGTTCGGCAAAGATCGGAACTGCCGGACCGCCCCGGAAATGTGTGCCAATTCTCTGCTAACGGCCTGATTTACAGCCGCGCTTTGTCCACCCGTCGGGCACGCGCTTCCTGAAGGCGGCGAAATCGTGGTACACCCTCCGCTCCGGGGCGGGCAGGAGGTTTCGGTTGATGACGTGCCGGACGTTGTTCTCGCTCTGGCCGTAGTAGCCGGCCAGGTCCCTGACCGTGGCGCGGATGCCTCCGCCCTCCCGGATCGCGCGAGAAATGAGGAACACGTCCTCGTCGGTCATCTGCCCGGTCCGGGCCTTGTGTGCGAGGAGGCCGAGGGAATCCGCCAGCGCCTCCCGGATTGAATTGTCAACTTTCTCCTGCATGTAATTCTTTTGCTATTTCGTGTTTTTCCAAAAATACTTACCTTTGCAGCACCCCTACGGCGATATAACGCAAGCAGCACACGCAAAGGACCTCGAGCCCTCGGAGCGTGTGCTGCATGGCATTATGTAATGTTTGTCGTAGGGGTATGACAACATTTCCGGGGGCTTTTTCCCCTCCCCGGAGGGGGCGACAAGGGAGGACGGGTTCCTCCCTTCTTCGTTAGAATATGCGCTTCCTGAACGTCCAGACGCCCAGCGCCAGGACGGCCAGCAGGAGCCACGGGAAAGCGCCTATGCGGGCCTTCTGGCTCCACGACAAGGGCTTCTCCACCTTCACCTGGACGGCGGTCGTGTCGTGCCTTTCCACGATGCGCACGGAATCGCGCCAGCGGTCCCGGTAGACGTACCTGTCGCGGAAGCGATCGATGTAGACCGTGTCGCCCTTCATCCATTCCCGGATATAAACGCTGTCCCGCTGGTAGGTGGTGTCGCGGTGGTGGACCCGGAGCGTGTCGTGCTGGACGACGATGCGCTCGACGATCTTGGGAGAGCAGGCGGGCAAGATGTGTACTGCCATGAAAAGAAGAATAAGTTTGAAAACCCGCCTGACAGGTGCCGTGTGGTAACGTCGCGTCATCATCGTGTCACCCCTCCCAGGATGTCGGCCCATTTCTCGGTGAAGAACTTATAGTAGCTCACGCCGCGTTTCTCGTTCCACCAGCACGCCCAGATCAGGGAGGGCAGGCCCACCACGAGAAGGTACAGCGGCCCGAGCATGAGGGACTGGCGCGTGTGGCCGTACTCGTGGGCCTCGGTCTTGCCGTTGTAGTTCTGGAAATGCTTCGCCAGGACGATGTGCCGGCCCAGGGAGATCCCGCCCTTCATGCCGGCGGCGTAGTGGACGAGGACGTCCTTGTAATCGACGGTCCTCTCCGGCGTCAGCGCTTCCACCAGGAGCAGCCCCAGCAGATTCTGCGGGAGCTGCCACAGGTAGAGGACGATGGAAACGACGGGCCGCAGGAGCCGCCCGAGGCGTGAAGACAAGTCGGTGAATTTGACTTCCATAAAGTTGGTATAGAATCAGAAAAGATGGAGTTACTTGATTTCGATGGTCACGGCCTCCCCCTTATCCTTCGCCTCCTTCATCTTCGCGTACAGCTTCTGGAAGGTGTCGCGGCTGGAGGTGACCTGGCCGACCTTCGTGTTCAGGCCCACGAGCAAACAGCCACGGGTATCGAGTGCGGTGTTTCCTGTGTGGATCAGTATGCAGTCGAAGCCGGGGACGTTCCGGAGCCTGGGGACCTTTCCCTCGCAGACGTCGGCGAAGAACTTCACGGCGGCGTACTTCGGGGAAACGGTGTCCATGTCTATGACATAGGTCCCCTTCGGGATGGCCGTCTCGCCGTAGACCTTCTTCTGGACGATCTCGTCCTCACGCATGAACTTGTTAAGGCCCCGGTCGGTGTCCTCCAGGGTGTTGCAGAAGTAGACGCCGTCCACATAGAGGCGGCCGATGGTATAGGTGGCTTTGGGCCACCTGCGCTCAACTGTCAGTCTCATCGCTCACCTCCTTTTTCACGAATGTCCCGTCCGCGTTCCTGGGCTGGCTCTTGGCGTTCAACCCGCGCCGGCTGGGGACGCTGTCGGGGGCGAGCTCGCGCAGGGCGCTACGCAACTGCCGGTTCTCGGCCTCCAGCTCGTCGATCCGCTCGTTCTGTTTGTCCTTGATCAGCTCGAGGGATTCGACCTTTTCCTGCAGGGCCTTGACCTGTTTGGTCAGGTCTTCGATGATGGGCGTGTACGCCTTTTCGACCAGTTTCTCGATGTTGTCGATCTGGCCCCCCTTGACCTCGGTCTCCGCTTTGTCGGCCCCGGCCTTCTCCTGCCGCACCCGCTGCCGGATGGTGATGATGCGGGTGATGATGGACGAGCCGACGATGGCGATGATCAGCTGCACGATCTGGGTGTAAAAAGTTACTTTCTCCATACTTGTGTGGTTTTTGTGGGGGCCCGGAGGCCCCCGGTTTCGTACTTGGTCTTATAGTTTAAGCGGTAAGCCTGTATATGTGGGGGCCCGGAGGCCCCCGGTCATGTCAGTCAATTAGGGCCGGAAGTGATTGGTTACGCCGAAGGGAACGAAATCATCTTCGGCACAAGGCCGTAGTCGCCCTTCACCAGCATCAGCAGATACTTGTAGGTGGAGTTGTAAGTCCAGGCAAGGGTAGCCGAGCCAGCCGTCCTTTCCTCTGCGGTGATGTCGTGGTAACTCGTCGGGAATCCGTTCGCCTTCACCTTCTCGATGGTGACGGGCGTTCCCTCGTTGGAGGCGAAGGACACGACCACATCGTTCCCGGACTTCACGGCAGACATCGTGATGTCAATGACCTCGAAGAAGGTGTAGTCGGTCGTGTTCGTCCCGTCGGTGAGGCGGGCCTTGTACTTGCCGTAGGTGAGGTTGAGTGTCGTGAGGTTCACGGCCACCCAGTCCTCCGTGTTCGGCGTGACGATGGTATCGGCGGTCAGCGCCGTGATGTCGATAGTATCGAGAAGCACATCGTCCTTGTAGAGTTCCACCCCCGTATAGACGGAGTTGCGCCGTGCGTTCAGGTAGATGGTGTCTCCCTCGGCGAAGGCGGCGTAGTCGCCCGCATAACACATAATGTCCCCGCTCCATTCCGGCTCCTTCCTCGTCTGCCCCAGGAGGTACTGGCTGTATTCCGTTTCCTCCGGCTCGGTCAGGTTCTCCCAGCCGTTCCAGCGGCAGATGGTGACTTCCTGCTCGGTCACTCTCGTATTGAAATCCTCCGGTGTGTAGAGGGTGCGATAAGGATATGGCGTGGACATTTCCGTCCATGCAAGAAGTTTCACCTTGCCGAACTCGTCCTTCCAGATGTCCGTGAGAATACTGATGTGTCCGCTCTTTGAAAGAAAATCGAGCGGGCGGAGGTCGTCCACGGACGAATAAGGGACAATGGACATCCCCGGAATCTGGGCCGAACCATACGGCGCACCCGCAAGGTACATCAAATCCTTGCCCATCACCCAGGCGGTGAGGGCGCAACACACGGAGCCGAAGTAGGCCCTGCGGTTACCGGTCGTGTAAGTCCTTCCGTACTTTGAGGTGTTCGTCGCCAGTTCTTCCGTATAGATCACGGAGCGCCTGTTCTTGATTGCCGTCATAAAAGTACGGATGGAAACATTATTCGGGACATAAGTCCGGGTGTTCGCCACATCGGAATAAGGGACGCCCTGCGCTACCCGTCCTGGCATGAAGAAATGCGTGTTCGACGCATTTGTTGTCTGCCCGGATTCAGGATATCCGTCGGGAACTTTCGCCAAAGGAACGAAACGGAGGTTGCAGAGTTGATCCACACGGCGCAGGGCAATCTCATAATTCGGGAGGTCGTTCGGAACCCATCTCTTGAGGCCGGAATCGCTCATCGAAATGAACTTCACGATCGGCTGTTCGCCTTCCGCTATGGCGCTCTGGTCGGACTTGCACAGGGTAAGTCTGTACCCGTAGTCCGGGACGGCATTTCCCATCGCCATGAACTTGCGCGAACTCCAGGTCCCCATCGCTCCTGCATGTTTAACATCGGGGTGGATGTTCTGGTATGCGACTATGTGTCCGTTCCTGTCGAAGAAATGCCCCTCATAAATACGCCACCCTTCGGAAAGTCCGAGGTAGAAATTTCCGAAAATCGTCTCCGTGGTCAAATATGCGGAGTTTGCAACTATGTCGCCGTTCTCGTTAATTTTCCCACCGGTCATATCCAGGGCGCTACCCGTCGCAAGTACGGACGGAGCGGTCGCTTTATTTGCCTCTACCCTTTCCAGTCGGACTTCCATTTCCTCCGTTACAATGTAATCGACTTCGCAAAAACGGGAGTTCTCGTCCACATAAGAGTTCGGATAATATGACCAGATGAACCAAACGGCTCCCTCCGGGATTGCCTCCGTCACGGCATAAGGTTCGCCGGATGAGCCAACAACGCCGGAAAGAACCACATCGTCTTCGTCCAGGAAAAGGCATCCGTAGCCGTTGTTTGAAGTGTACTTCTTGTATGTTATCTGCTCGACACCCTTCACGGGGATGCGATAGTTTTTGCAACCGGAATCCGTCCGCTTTGAGACCTGCTCCAGCGTCTTTCCGACCGATGTAGAATCCGCCTTTAGCTGTTGATTGTCATAGATTATGGGAAGGTCAGCAGAGTAATACTTCTTGTTGCCGTAAAGTATTCCTCCTATTACCTTGCCCTGCTCGGCAGACAGCGCCTTATCAGCTCCGCCCGTCGTAAGGTCGTCCACGATCCCAACACCTGCCGGGAGAGTTCCCGGACCGAATGGATATATGTCTGTGTTTGCCATGACTTATGAAATTGAAGGTCCAGTGATTGTTCCGCTCCCGGAGACGGCTCCGAAGAAGGTGTTCGATACCTTATCCCACAGGCCGTACTCATTGTTGTAGTAGCAGGGAACTCCGTTGAAAAGAAGGGTGGAGTAACTATCGTCCGAGTAAATCTTGCAGTAATATACTCTTGTTCCAGATGTGGCTTTGTGGACCGCCGTTCCGTTCTCGTTCGCGGCGAAGATATACATATTCAAAGACGAGGTGATCGTCTTCGTGTAAGTGGTCGAGTTAGACCTAAACGATGATTCTCCTTCTTCCTTGACGGATACGCTCTGCGCCCCGTTCTTGAACGAACCCTTCACTATAAAGGGCGTTTCGTTCGTTACAGAATCAGTAACACTCGGATTAGAAGCACCGGCCACAGAGTAGTAATACCCATATCCGACCACATAGATGCTGTCCGCAGAATAATATATTATGCGGAACATTTGGAATTTCTTCGCTTCGCCGTCGGTAGTAGAACCACGGCTGCCGAGGATTGTGTAAGAGGCTCCGCCGGCTGGAAGCACCTTCATTTCCGCGGACTTCACCGGAGCGCCGATAATTCCAGTATCTATGTATGCATCGCCGTCTGTTTCGATGTAATCGACGGGAGTGTACGGGAGGGGTGTCGAGTTCTGTTCGAGGATGAGCGTACTTCCGAGATACATGGCCACTTCCGGAATGAGATAGAAGGTCATACTGTCCTTCTGGCTGATAGCATTGTATTCGGCAAGGTCTTCGCAAACGACAACCTTCGCGTATTGCGGATGGTTATGGTTTAGATTCAGGGTGACGGTGTTGCCGTTGGACAGGTGCATTACAACCGTCCCGTCTGCCGGCGTGGGTGTCGTCACATCGTCCAGACCAACGCCCGGTTTTCCTTCGATGGCATCCACCACCATCCCCGTGTCGCTCCAGTCCTCGCCGTCGAAGTACCAGACGGCAAAGGGAGCCGTCGCGCCGACGAAGGTGTAGCCGACCTCATCGCCTTCTGGGAGTTCCGAGGACGATGTGACCGGCTCGTAGAACTTGCCCGACATGTTATGCACTATGGCCTCTAACTGACTGAGTTCGTCCTTCAGGACCTTGCCCTGGGCGGCGGTCAGGCCCTTCGTCGCGTCGTTCGTGGTGAGGTTGTTCACCAGCTCGTAGGGATAGTCCACGCTGGAGCCGGTGTTGCCCTGCATGCCCTGGGGGATCTGGATGTTCAGCACGGGAGCTGCGGCGGTGCCGGTGATCGTCACCACGACGGGCGTGCCCGGCTGGCCGGTGGTCACCTCGCCGACGGTGAAGTTCGGGGTTGCGCCAGCCACGCCCTTCGGGATCGTGAGGTTCAGGATCGGGGCCTCCGGCGTGCCGGTGATGGTCGCGGCGGCAGGGGTGCCGGGCTCGGCGGTCGTGACGGTGCCGATGCTGAAGTCCGGGGTGTCGCCCTGGGCTTCCGTCTCCGTGTCAACGTACTGCTCCGTCTCCGCGTCCCACTCGTACCAGTGGCCGTTCTCCCCGATGTAGGGGGACTTGCCGGCGGGACCGGCCGGGCCCTGGTGGATGTCCGTCATGTGTTCGGCTGCCGCGGCGGCCGCGTTAGCGCGGTCGGCTGCGGAGAGCGCCGCCAGGATCGTCGTGTCCAAGATGGACGAGCTGACGTCCTGCACCACGATCTCCACGTCGGTCTCCGGGTCCTGGATCGTCACGTTCCCGGTGGCCTCGGCGGTGCGGGGGACGAAGACGAACACGGGCTTGTCGTAGGTCTTCAGGTCGCCGTTGTAGCGTGCCTGGACGATGAGGCGGTTAATGCCCGGATATTGGGCCTTCGTGCCGCCGTAGATGCAGAGGGCCTTCGTCGTGTCCTCCGGGTCGATGGTTACGTCGACGCGTCCTGCGAGGGACTTCTGCGCGTCGGAATAGATCCAGACCCTGATGTCGGTCAGGGCCGCCCAGTCGATGTACACCCCGCCGTCCTTCAGGCGGGTGTTCATCTTCACGTCCGCTGTGGTGCGGAAATTAGGCAATGTAATTGTTCCCATGTCAGTCGTTATATTTTACCTCCTCGTCGTATGTCGGAGTGACATTGTCCCAGAGGTCTTCAAAATCCACGTATTCCCGGAGGACCGACCCGGTCATGATGCCGGAGAAGTAGTCCAGGGTGCCTCCGTGCAGGATGTACTTGTGCCCCTTGTAGACGCAAATCTTCCCGAAGTCGAAGGCGGCCTTGTTGACGGGCGCGCAGTTCCCGGAGAGGATGCGCGCGGCGCCGTAGTAGTAGCAGAGGATCTGCTGGTGGATGAGCACCGGGAGCGGTACGGTGTCGTTCTGGTCGTTGAACTTCACCTGGTAGGGGAAAAGGCTCGGCGGTGTGCCGGGGTTGCTCGATGTGTAGTAGAACATTCCGGCGAGGTAGTTCTTCGGGTTCACGAATCCCATCTCCTTCGAGAGGGCGCCGAACAGGGGCTTCCGCGTCAGTTGGACGTTGTAGGCGTCGTTGTTTATCGTGGTGACCTTGTTGGACTTCAGGGCGGTGGTGCCGTTGATCTCGGTCAGGATCTCCGCCACGCGGGCGTAGCAGCCGTGGCCGCCGGACGCCCACATCTTGTACGTGATCTGGTAGAACATGATGGTCAGGGTGCCGCCTTCGACGTCCTGGCACTCGGCGAGCTCCACGATGAAGTCCGTCTCGTACTGGTTCTGGGCGTCGAACTCCTTCGTAATCAGGTAGGAGCTGTTCTGCCATTGTCCCCCCGTCCACCAGCGCGTCGTGGAGCCGTTGGAGTAGCAGAGGTAGTACTTGATCTCCGCGAGGGAGTAGTGGGACTTGCCCGACATCTTCCCGGTCGCGCTGCCGGAGTTCTCCACGGTCATGGGGTTCGGCGTGAAGCGGAAGGTGAGACGGAGCGCGGAGGTCTTCGTCCAGAAGCGGAAGGTGGCGGACGGCGAGGAGCCGTTCAGCACCTGGTTGGAGGCGATGAACGCGTAGTTCCTCCAGCCGTCCTCGCCCTCGGCCCTGCGGAGGAAGTCGTCCGGCAGGTAGTTCGACGGGTCGAGCATGCCGGAGCCGACGTCCCAGCCGGTCTGCCCGGCGTCCGTCACGGCGTTCATGTCGGCGTCGTGCTCCGGGATTGAGAACGTGCCGCCGCCCGGCATGGTGTTTCCGTCCGTCTTGCATCGGTAGGTCGTGGTGGAGCCGAACTCCAGCCCCGCCATGTGCTCCAGGGAGACCTCCTCCTGGTGCTTGTAGTCCTGGACCTCCTCGATCTTCTTCACGGCGGGGTCGAGCTCCAGGGTGCCGCCGTAGAACTCCAGCGTCTGGGTCGATGCGTCTCCGGGGATGTTTCCGAGCTTCGGGAGGTCGCGGAGAGGCGCGAAAAGGAACCCGCCGCCGACGAAGCGGCAGACGTAGCCGATGGCGTCCAGGGTCTGCTCCAGGACCTCGTACCAGTTCATGCCCTCAAAGAGGGCGGCGTTCACCTTTGCGTCCAGGACCGTCTTCCCGTCGGTGGTGACGGGTATCGGCGCGACGCTCTGCGGATTCACGGCGCCGTTGCAGACTTCAAACGTCATCGGGAAGTTGATGGTGTACATCGCGTTGCCGATGATGTTCTGGATGTAGATCAGTCCGTTATTGTCAGGGGTGACGCCGCCGGTCGGCTCGAACGGGAAGTCCCTCAAATGGCCGATGCAGTCGCGGGCCGTGACGGTTATGATGCCCCGGTAGTCCAGGTCCTCCTTCCAGCTGTCCGGAGTGATGTAGCCGGACCAGATGCGCGTGAGGGCGTTGTTCTCTATGGCGAATAGGCTGACGATGTAGAGGGTGGCGTCCGGCGTGAAGAACTCCTGCCAGTCTCCGTACTTGGTCGTCTGGGTGTCTGTCTTGTCGGAGCTGTCCACCATGGAGAAGCGGAGCTGCGTCTTCACGATCGGAGTGATGACGCTGTCCATGCTCCCCTGCACCTCCAGGACGCAGCCGCAGAAGTCGCCGATCTTCTTGACGGCGCCGCTGTAGTCGCGCTGGTCGACGTAGAGGGTGAACTCCTGCCCCCTGGTGTTCTTAAACTCCGCGTAGTATTTCGTGTTCCAGCCGTACATGCCTACCTGTTCAAGCTGTCCTGCGTCTTCTTGCCGGAGATCAGGATGTCGTTGCCGGAGATACGCCCGGTCACGTAGACGGTCATTTCCGTCTGGATCGTCTGGGTCTCGGACCTCGCGGACGATACGCCGGAGGACGAGTATGATGTGCGGGACGCCCCGCCCTTCGCGAGGGCGGCGAGCCCGCTCTTTGCGGCTGCGCCGGCGGCGATGAGCGCGGCGCCTGCGGCCACGGCGGCCCAGCCGGTCTCGCCGAAGGTCTCCAGGGCGCTCTTTGCGGCCTCCGTGGCGACGCCCTCGGCCATGATGATCTCGCCGGCCTTGATGGCCATGTCGGCCAGGGGCGTGAGCAGGGCCTTGACCACGTTGCCGGGGTTCACGTCGGAAAGCCCGGCGAACTGGTCCGCGAGCTCCTGCACCGCGTCGCTGAAGCCCTGGATGGCGGCCTCCTTGAAGCCGTCCACGAGCTCCTGCGTCAGCTCCAGGTTGTGCTTGAACTTGGCGTAGAAGTCGTCCCACTCCGTGAAGTCCGGCGGGATGATCTCCAGGGGCTGGAACTCCACCGGCTTCATGTCGTCGAACGCGTCGTCCAGGTGCTCCATCGTGTTGTCGAGCACCTTGTCCATCGCGGCCTGGGCCTTCGCCATCGTCTGCTCAAGGGTCTCCCTGACCTTTCCGCCCCCCTTCACCGTGACGTTGTCGCCAAGGTTCTGGATGCGGCGGGTCTCCTCGTTGAAGGCGCCGGCGGCGGCGCGCTCCGCCACGATCGCGTCCACGAGTTCTTGCGCGGTCTCGTCGTTGGTGCTCTGGTAGTAGTTCGCTATCTTGCCGAGGGTGGCGAGGTTGAGCCCCGTCTGCTCCTTCAGGCCCTCAAGGAGTGTGCGCTGGGATTCGTTGGCGTAGCGGTTGTTGTTCTTGTTGTAGTCGTCCAGGGCCTTGACGAGCTCCTGGTTGGGGGCGACGGAGGTGAGGAAGGTCTGCAGGGCCTCGCGGTTGCGCCCGGTCTCGCGGACCCCGGCGCTGGTCAGGTAGGTGTTCTGCGCCTGGATGCTGTAACGCTTGCGGTACTGCTCCTCCTGCTCATAGATGCCCTTCACCTTCTCCAGGTACTCCTTTGCGGCGGCCTCCCTATCCTTCTGGGATAGCTTCTGGTTCCGCATCCTGATCTGGAGAACGGCGAGCTCGTCCTTCATCGCGGACTTCTGGAGCTCGATGGAGTTCATGACCTCGAACTCCGCGTCCTTCATGTTCGCCAGGAGCTTCGCCTCGCGGAAGCTGTCGGCCATGCGCTTCCCCAGGTTGGAGAAGTCGGCGGAGTTGACGGCGGCGATGAAGGTGCCCCAGGCGCCCTTCATGCCAGCCATCGTGGTGTCCCATACGTCCCCGATGCGCTGGGACGTATGGGCAAAGCTGTCGGCCATCTTGACGGCGGCCGCGCCGATGGCGGCCCACGCCGCGAGCGCGCCGACCTTCAGGCCCTTTATCTTGCCGAGAAGGCCGCCCTCGCCGGAGACCTGCTCCCCGGCCTCCTTCATCCCTTTGTCGAACTCGTCCTTCTTCAGTCCGAGCTTGACCCACAGATCGCCTATCTTCATCTTCCTCGGTTGTTAATGCTTGCAAATATCTCGTTCAGTTTCGCGGCCTCCTCCTCCGTGACGGTGCAGCGCCTCGCGGCCTCCTTCGCCTCCTCCTCCGTGACCTCCTCCCAGGGGAACCGGCAGTAGCTGACCGGCGTCTGCGCCCTGGGCGGCTTGATGTACGGGTTCTGCGCGTAGATGTGGAAGCAGATCCACCGCGCCATCTCCATCCTCTCCCTCCAGTCGTCCTCCCTGCCCTTCGCCAGAAGCTGGTATTCACGGAAGGAGGTGAGCCCCGCCTCGCGCTCGGTCTTGCCGCACCGGCCTACGAGGAACGCCTCGATCGGCCCATAATCCGGGAGATCCAGCTGCTCTTTTTTTTTACGGCCTCCCCTTTCCCCGTATTCGGCGTTTCCTGGCCGTTTTCGCGGCGTTTCGCCGCCTCGTCTGCCAACTCCTTCACCGTCTTCCCCGTGAGCGCGCTGGCGGCGAATTCGACGCCTTTCATGAAGCCCTTCGGGTCGGCCTGCATCCAGCCGTGGAAGTCGCCCCGCGTGTGCGGGAACTCCTCGGCGGTGCCGTGGCCGTCCAGCTCCCAGGCGTTGAGCGCCGCGAAGTACATGAGGTCGGCGTAGCGCTCCCATACGGCCATCATCCCGGCGTCCTCCTTCAGCTCGGGAAGGGGGGCGACGGTCTTCTGGTACATGGACAGACGGGGGGTGAAAAGCAGATCCACCTTCACCCCCTCGCCGATCTCCACGGTCTTGCGCACCTGGATCATGGCGCGGCTAACTTGCGGGGTAGTGCGTCACGGCCCCGGAGACGGTCAGGCTGATGCTCCTGGAGGACACGGCGCCGAAGTCGTTCGTGTCGCTGACGGCGGTGATGATGGCCTTCGCCACGTCGCCGGAGGACGGGCTGTTCGTGGAGAGCTCGCCGATGAAGATGTCCACCTCGTCGCCGGATGCGAAGGCGGAGAGGACGTTCTTCTGGGCGGTGTCGCTGTTGTCGGCGAAGACGGTGACCTCCGCCGTGGCGCCGAGCTTCCCGGCGATGAACTGCGCCCACTTGGTGCTCTTGTCGGAGACCTCGATGGCCTCCGCGGTGCGGTTGAATGAGTTGTTCTGCTCCCCGGTCAGCCAGGTCCAGGACGAGCTGATCTTGATGTAGAACTTGTTTACGTTTCCGAGTTGTGCCATGATATGTCGTTGGTTAAATGGTTGTCTTTATTCTTCTTCCTCCTCCTGGTCCTCGGGGTCGGTGTGCTCGATCTCCCCGTCCACGGTCATGGAGAAGGTGCGGGACGCCACGGCCCCGAAGTCATTGGTGTCGGAGATCGCCGTGATGACGCCCTGCATGAGGTCGCCCTCCTGGATCTCGTCGCTCTCGTCCACGGCGGCGGAGGCCTCGCGGACGCCCGTGAGGACCCATACCTTCTGGCCCGTGTGCAGGCCGTCCAGCAGCGCCGCCTGGCGGCCGTCGCTGTTGTCGGCGTAGGCCGTCGCCTCGACTGTGCCGCCCAGCTTGCCCGGGATGAAACGGGCCCAGGTGTCGGACTTGTCGCTGCACTCCACGGCCTCCTGGGTGCGGTTCAGGCTGTTGGCCGTCTCGCAGCCGAGCCAGCCGTAGTGGTACGCGGTCACGGTCGGCTCCGTCGGGGAATCCGTGTACACGGTGCGGATGTAGAACTTCGTTATGTTTCCCAGTCTTGCCATGTCATGCTGTGTTTTTCGTTATTCGGTGCCGGGTGCGTCCTCCTGCTCCTGCGCGGACGCGTCGCCCTTCACGCGCTCCACGTAGATTGTGAAGCCCTGGAGCAGGCGGTAGATTATCTTGGCCGTGTCGGACGTTTCCGTGAGGTCCTGGAGCTGTTCGGGAACGACCCCCACCAGGCGCCAGCCCTCCGGGAGGGCGAACCCTTCCGAGGTCAGCAGCCGGACGTTGTCCTCGTTCATCTTCGCAGTCGCCGCGAGGGAGGCGTTGCCGATGCTCTCCACGGTGAAGGAGAACTGGCGCAGCTGCCCCTCCTTGTCGAGCCGTTCGCCCTCGGTGATGGTGTGGACCTCGACGCGGGGCATGAACGCCGTCCTCCCCACGGTGACGCCCTGCCTGGTCAGGCGGGCGACGACTGCGGAATAGACGGGGCCATAGGCGCTCTCGTGGTACGCCGGCTTGCGGGCGAACAGTCTGCTGAAAAGTGACATGTCTCTTTACCTGGTTATTTTCCGCACGGCATCCCGCACGGCCTTGACAATCTTGTTCTGGTTCTTCTTCACGGCAGGGTTGAAGAAGGGGTGAGGCTCGGAGCCATTCGTCGCGATCTTCCTCGCGATGAGGAAGCCTGCGCTCCGTGCAAGGGCCCAGTCCTTCAGGTGGAACTTCTTATAGGCCCAGGCGGCCATTTCGTCGATAGGGGGGAACTTGCCCGCCCTGCGACCGTATTCCACGTAGGCTGCGTACCCGCTCTTGTTCGTGGTGTCGAAGAAGCCGACCGTGACGTCGTACTCCTTCCTCGTCACCCGCCCGGATGCCCGGAGCAGGCCGGTGACCACGGACTCGTTTTCCCGGAGGTTCACCTTCGCGTCCGCGATGATCTCTGCCCCGCCTGCCTCCAGCCCCTTCATCGCGGCCTCGACCACGTCCTTGTCGGCCTTCTCCAGCGCCTTCAGGAACTGGTCAAGCCCCTCGAGCTGTATGGACCCGTCCGGCTGCATGGCGCACCTCCTACTCGCTCTCCGTCACCGGCGCGGGGGGCGGGTCCAGCTGGACGGGGTTGTCCTTCTGGTACCAGCCCGACACGCGCAGGATGCGGCCCCGGTTGTCCAGGTCCTCGGGGGTGGGGAAGTGGACCTCGTGGCCGCGCCACAGGATCCCGTTGAACTCCACCGCCGGACGCCGGAACTCGATGTCCAGCCCCACGACGTCGGCCTGCTGGAAGGTGAGCATCGTCTTGGTCGAGCTCATCTGCCGGACCTCCGCGTACACATCCAGGACGGGCACGGGGGTGCCGATGGTGGCGTGTGCGAACTCATCGACCACGGCGGTGGCCATGGTCAGGGTGATAAGGTCGTTATAGCGCCGTGCGCCTTTCGGGTTGCGTAGCATGGTCAGAGCGTCTCCATGAGGATTCGTTTCAGCACGTCGGGGTCTTCCCCGTCATACAGTGCGGTTCCGTAGCGGAACACCGTCGACAGGAGCCGTTTCCGGTCCCCCTCGTTCGGGACGGTCTGGTAGGTCACCTTGACGGCACCCGTCCGGACGAAAGTCTGCACCCTCCCCCCCGGCAGGGGGTCGTAGCGGACCGGCTCGCCGTTCCCGTCCTCCAGCTCCACAATGTCGCCACCGCCCATGAAAAGGCGGACGATCCCGGAAGCGGGGACGGCGGCGGTCACCCGGTAGGTGCAGGCCGCGATTGCCGTGTCGGCGAACTCCTGAACCTTCAGCACGGCCGTCTTGAGCAGCGAGGCAAGCAGGGCGTCCCGGTTGTCGTCCGGGACGCTCGCGTACTGCTTGAACTGCTCCAGGAATGACCTGCAGAAGCCGTCGTCAAAGGATATGAGCTCCAGCCGGGGCATCTCTGCGACTTATCAGGTGTTGGCGTGGGTCTCGATCTGGTCGCTGTCGTTCACGGCGCCGGCGAGCTTATCGACACCTTCGGCGATCGTGGTGAGGGCACCCTCTGCGGTGATGGCGGCGAGCTCGGTGCTGATCGCGTCGATGAAGATGAGGCCCTTCTTGTCGGCGCTCTTGACGATCACCTGCAGGCTCTTGCGGAGGTACACGTCCCAGCCGTCGAGCTTGGCGTTGCGGACGATCTCAAGCTCGTAGGTCGGGCGCTCCTTGATGGAGACGGCGGAGGTGTCGGCCAGGAGCATGTCGCCGGCGCTCACGACGGAGGTCGGGTAGATGCGCACGCCCTGGATGGTGTATTCCTCGCGGTCGTCCCAGATGGAGCGGCCGTTCGCGTCCTTGAGGCCGTTCAGGGTCGCGTAGTCGCCCCAGCTCATGAACGCGACGTTCAGGTTGTAGCCGAACTTGGCGGCCTGGAGCTTCGCGTCCTTGATGAGGTCGGCGATGGTGGCGTCCTGGTAGGTGCCGAGGCCGGAGAAGGCCGTCGCCTGGCTCTTGAGGCCGTAGATCTTCTTCTTGGTGGTGCTGTTGGTGTCGGCGCCGGCACCGCCGTAGATCTCGGCGTTGGCGAACTCGCGCATCTTCTCCTGGGCCTTGCCGCGGGCCCAGTCGTAGAGGGCGGTGAAGAAGTCGGTCACCTCGCTGGACAGAAGGATGTGGGCGCCGAACTTCGCCATCTTGCGCTCGCTCTCGGCCGCGGCGGCGTTGGCGTCGGGCAGGGCGGCGAGCTCGTCCACGTAGGCGGTCTGGTCGGTGTAGGTGCCCTCAAGCCAGTGCACGAACAGGGCGTTGACGTTCTGCTTGTTGAAAACCTCGTAGAACGGGTTCGGGAGCGCGCGCGGGCCGGAGATCTGGGCGTCAAGCGCACCGCCCCAGGCGATCCGGGTGATGTCGCCGGCCACGGTCACGTCGTAGTCGGTCTTGCGCTCGAAGTCGAACTCGAACTTCATGGAGCCGTTCTTGCTGCCGGACTTGATGAGGGTCTCGATGTCGTCCTTGTGCTCCTCGACGGCGGCCTTGAACGCGCCGAAGAAGTTCTCGCGGACCTTCTCCTTGAACTTGTCCTGCAGGGCCTTGATGGTCTCCTGCTGGTCCTTGATGGTCTTGTCGAGATTGTCGATGGCCGTTTCCTGGGCATCGATCATCTCCTGCTTGGCCTGGATCTCCTCGATCTTGGCCTTCAGTTCTGCGGCGATCTTCTCGGTGGCCGCCTTTTCGATGCTTTCACGCATCGCCTTGATCTCTTCAGGGGTCATGGTTTTTTGGGGGTTTTGATTGTTGTTGATGTGGTTCGGGTCTGCTTTCGCGCTCACGACGATGGCGGCGGGGTTGGCCGCGATCGTGACCGGGGAGCACTCGTACACCGTGATGGCGTCCAGGATGCGGATGTCGTATTCGTAGCCTTCGCGCTTCTCGTAGTGGTAGCGGTCAGCCCGGTAGCCGATGGAGAACTCCTTGATGGCTCCGGATCTGATGAGGACGGCGGCGTCCTGTCCGGCCGTGGTGGGGAGGATGTCCGCCTCGATCCACATGCCGTAGTCGTCCACGCCCTTGTCCGTGATCTTGCCGATGACGGTCCCGCGCTCGTGCTGGTAGCACAGCGCCATGCGGGCGGCGTCTTCGCTCTTGAGGAAGTCATCCAGGGCGCCGGGCATGATGATGTCGCCCCAGCTGTCGATGTTACCGAAAGCCAGGGCGTATGCCTTGATGTGCAGGATGCCGCCCTCGCCGTCGGCCTTGACCTCCAGGCGGGCGTCTCCGTGCTTGGTCTCCAGCCCCTCTCCGGGGCCTGCCTTGAATTGGATGGGGATTCGCTTCATTTGTGCGTTCCGGGTTGGTTTCGCACAAAAGTAGAACTTTTGACGGCGTATGCAATACGCCAACGTATCGGTCTTTTCGTTATGAGGTTATCGTTTCGGGCGTCGGATGCAGTCGCAGGCGCAGTTGATTATCTCGCCCGCGTCGGCCCCCAGGCTGGTGTCGTGGGGGTACATAAGCATACCTCCCGGCAGCACGAAGGGCTCGTCCTCGTCCACGATAACGCCGTCCATGAGCTCGTGGCTGGAGCGGGTGTTGCCGAGCCCGGAAATGGCCCACTGCTTCGTGAAGCGGATTCCCAGGGTCTCGGCGGCCATCGCGGAGGCGTCGGCCATGCCTATCATCGCCTCCGTCTGGGCGATGCGCCTGCACTGCCACTTCTCCAGGGTGGCGAGGTAGCCGTTGTAGATTTCCTTCGTCAGCTTCTCGATGCCGACGGTCAGGTTCTCGGCCATGAAGGTCCGCACCAGCTCGACCAGGCTTTTCTTCCAGGTGCCGGTGACCACGACGATCTCGTTCCCCGCCCTGGTGGTGGCGTAGCGCCGGAGCTGCCCGAGCCAAAGGTCCTCCTCCTCGGCGGCCTTCATCGCCCGGAGGTCGCGGGCGGTGGTCTTCGCCATAGGCACCCCGACCTCGGTCCAGAGGCCCTGCCACCACTTGCCGAGGTAGCCGGTCTCGTCGAGCTGGCCTTCCAGCAGGGGGATGAGGGCGAGGGGGTCGTTGTAGTCCTTCGCAAGGGCGAGCACCCGGCGCAGCTCCGCCCGGCGGTCCTTCTCCAGGCGGGTCTCATAGACGGAGGCTACCCGCAGCGTCTTCCGCCGCAGGTAGTCCCGGTGCCGCCGCTCGGCCGCGGTTATGCGCTTTTTGGTTGGCATCAATAGGTCACATCTACGGTCGCCTTGACACGGCAATCCTTCTCCTTTGACACGGCGCTTTTCTTTTCCAAACTCCGCTGAAACGATCCAAACTTGATTGAATCGACGAGCTCCTGGAGTTCGTTCATGGTCTCCAGATCATTACTTTCGAGAAAGACTTCAATGTGGACTTTCATCACTCCTCCGTCTCGTTGATGTCGTTCACGCCATCGCCGCCGAACACGGTGGCCATCGGAATCATCGGGAGGTCCGCCCAGGGCTCCGGGCGCGGCTCGTAGCCGTAGGCCTCGCGCTTCTCGTTCAGCGTCGCGTGCATCTTGTTCAGGTTGTCCAGGACGTCCGCGGGGTCGTCCTGGAGGACGGAGATCTTGTCCGTGTTCACGACGAGGCGGAATTCCGTGTCCATTCCGAAATGCGAAAGGAAATCAGCCGCGAACTCGTTCGCCAGGGGGATGGCGTTGGTCTCGTAGAGGGCCTTCTTCGCCTCCTTCGCGTTCTCGTACTTGCTCTGGCCGTAGTACAGGTCCACGGGGAGGTCGTACACGAAGCACAGCGCCGTGATGGCCTCCTTGTGAGAGGCGAGGATGCCGAGGTCCACGGGGGAGACGCCAAGCTGGTGGAGCTCGATGGCCGCGCGGAGGGCCTTGATCTTCCCCTTGACCTCCTTCCCGTTCAGCTCGTCGGTCACCTGGTCCGCCGTCACGGGCATTACGCCAAGGTTGTCCGGCTTCGGCGTGACGAGGGCCGTGGGGCCGCCGTTCTCCAGCGAGACGTCCTGCCGGGCCATGCCCTTGTCGATGACGGACAGGTAGATCGCGGCAATGACCAGCGGGCTCGTGCCGTAAAACGAGGTGTCGTCCAGGTTGTAGTTGAAGCTCATGAAGAAGTCCTTCGGCCTGATGGTCTCCTCCTTCCCTCCCCCGTTCACCGTGATCCCCTTCATCGGGGTCTTATAGCCGCCCTTCTCTATGCCGACGCGGTGGCCGGGGACCAGGTACATCTCCTTGCCCTGCCCGAGCTCCTTCCCGATGAGCTTCGGGGAGTACACGGTTGCGTCGCCATAGACGAGGCGGTTGATGGTCCAGCCCTCGCCGAACCGCTTGCAGTTGTAGCGGTCGTTCGGGTGGTGAAGAAGGTCGAGCAGCCAATGGTCCTCGACGTCCTTCCACTCCTTCCCGGTCCATTTCTGGAGCTCCAGGAAGGTGAACATCTCGCCGACGGCCTTCGCGATCTTGTTGATGATGCCCCAGGCCGGGGCGTTGGTCTCGTAGGTTTTCTTGAGGTCGGCCCGCTTGATTGCCGCATTGACGTTCTCCAGGTCCGTGCCCTGGAGCAGCTGTGCGATGGCCGTGAAATAGGCGTTTCCGGCCTTCTCGTTCTCATAGTAGCCCTTGAGCTCCGCTTCGAGGGCGCTTATTTTCGCCTCTCGTGCCTCCAAATCCCTGGCACGTACAGTTTTAAGTCCGAACATGATGAATGCGTTTATTTGCTCCCAAAATATGAAATACGGGGAATTTTCCACCGCCCCGTCTCTCGGTCTTTCCGTTATGCCTGCCCTGGGAGGTCCCCGTCGTCGTTTGCGATTGCGAGCCGGCGCAGGTGAGTGGTGGCGTAGCTGGCCGCGTCCATCGCGTGGTCGCCGCCGTCCTCCGGCTCGGCCGTGAAAACCTCCGGGTCTTCCTTGCTCGGCTTGAATGAGTACGTCTCCACTTCGTCGCCGATGTCCTTTCCGACGTACTTCACCTTGAAGCCCTGAAGGTAGCCGATGCGGCCCACCTTGTCGCGGTTGATGCCGGGGACCGCGTTGATGCCGTACTGCACGCGGAGTTCCTGGATGCTGTCGGGGCGGGCCGGGTCGCAATAGACGAGCGCGTGGTCGCAGTTTGCCCCGCGGGCCTCGCAGTCGCGCCGGACGGCCCGCGCGACGTCCTTCGGGAGCATGCCGGTCGAGTACATCACCTGGACCACGTACAGCGTCCGGGTGAGTGGGTCGAAGGCCATCCGCAGGAGGGCGTCCGGGTCGTTGCTGTAGCCCCAGTCGTTGCCGTACCACCATTCCAGGCCCAAAGGGATGTCCGCGAGGGTGCAGGCCTCCCAGCGCGGGTAGATGAGGCCGGAGCGCTTCACGGCCCAGTCGCCCAGGTAGATGTTGCGGTACTTCTCCGGGTTCTCGCGCTCGCACTTCAGCGCCTGCTCGATGAAGGAGGGCGAAAGGTAGGCCCGCATGTCCGTCCAGCAGGTGTGGATGTAGCGGACGTCGTCCACGATGCCGTTGTAGTCGTAGGGGACGCCGGGTTTCTTGAAGAACCTCTTGTAGATCCAATGGTGGATGTCCGTGGGGTTCAGCGCCAGCATCACCTCATTCGGCGCGTCCAGGACGCGGATGGACAGGTCGATGGTGTCGAAGTCGGCGGTCTTCACGAGCTCCTGGGCCTCGTCCAGGAAGAACTTGCGGAGCTTCGGGATGGACTTGAGCTTGGCGGTCTGGTTGCCGGAGCTCGTCTGGATGCCCCGGAATATGAGGTGGCCGCTGCTTATACGGTTGGTGATGATGTCCTTCGTCTGGGTGAAGTGCGACGTCTTGCCGAGCAGCTTTATCTTGTCTGTGTATTCAGGCATGACGGAGACTTCCGCGGAGGCCATCGTCTGGCGGCAGTACAGGATCGTGTTGGCGTCCAGGTAGGTGTCGCAGACCGTCGCCGTGCTCACCGCGGTCGATTTGCCGCCGGCGCGGCCGGAGGTCAGCACCGTATAGCGCGGGCCGCCTCTCCGGTCTTTCTGGAAAAGCGGCTCGAACTTAGGGTGGAAACGTATCTCCGGGCGCGGCATGGCGGCTAATCGTTCTCCGGGCGCGAGGTGTCGCCGAATACGATCACGGGCGGCTCCTCGGTTGCGATGTTGATGTTCACGCCGTCGTCCTCGGTGTAGCCGGCGGCCTTCATGACGGCGGAGTATGCCTTCGTGTCGGCCTTGCGGATGGCCTTCTGGATCTGGCGGACGTGCATCGCCACCTCCTTCGTCATGTCGCTGTCTGCGACGACGCCTTCCTTGCGGATCTCGTCCAGGATCTGGGGGTCTGTCACCTTCATGGCGAGGATGGCGCGGACGAGCTCCTTCCCGGCCTTCTTCTTCAGGCGGGCCCGCACGGACGCCTTGCCTCCTTTCGACTGGATGGTCCGGCGCTCGTCCTCCGGGCGGGTGTTGAGTGGTATGAGTGTATCAGGGTTTGACATGGCTTTGCGTGTTTATGATGGTTTGCCGAACACCTGGACGGCGATCTGGTGCGCGACCTGGGCGGTCATGACGGGAGGGACCGACATGCCGGCAAGGAAGCGCAGGCGTCCTTCGTTCGTGTAGTCGTAGTCCTGCGGGAAGGTGCCGATGCTCAGAATCTCCTTCTCGTTCAGGGACCTGGGGATCGAGGTGAGCAGATGCTTTCCCGTTGTGAGTGTCGCGCAGACGCGGTCCTCATCTACCCAGCTGGTGGTGTAACCGGTGTTCTTGCCTTTTGTCCGCTCGTTCGTGTGGGCGAGTGAACGGTCTCCGCGCTTCCATTTCTCGAACGCCTCCATTTCGGAGGGCGAGAGGTTCGGCGCCGTGTCGGTACGATCGATGATTTCGCCGAACAGGATCGGCGGCTCGTTGAAGGACAGCTTCAGGGGCGGGAGGTCCAGGTCCTTGCGCCGGCCTATGACAAAGCAGCGCTCCCGGATCTGGGGGACGCCCATTGATGCGGCGTTCAGGATGAACACCTGGCAGGCGTAGCCGCCCCGGTTCAGGGTGTCGAACACGCGGCGCAGGTAGGACTTCGCGTTGCCGACGGCGAGGCCCTTCACGTTCTCCAGGAGGAACACCTTCGGCTGGAGCTTGATGATGGTCTCGCAGTAGACGAACACCAGGTCGTCGAGCGTCTGGAGCGCCTGACCCTCCGCGAAAATCTTCTCCTTGCCCCAGGCCTTCTCCCTGCTCCCGGCGAGGCTGAAGGTGGAGCAGGGCGGCGAGCCGTCCAGGAGGTCGAGCTGGTAGAGCTCGTCCGGCAGGTCCTCCCGCTTGTTGAAGACGCGGAGGTCCTCCGTGTACAGATACTTCGGGTGATGGTTGCGCGCGTAGATGGCGGAGACCTTCTCGTCAATCTCCACCCCGCCTAAATGCTCGTAGCCCGCTAATTTATAGCCCATTGACGACCCCCCCCCACAAATAAATGTGCCGAACACCTTCAGGCCGTTCGGCTGTATGCCCGGCGCCGGATAGCCGTCGGCCATCCTCCAGCTGTATGGAAACTTGTGCGCGCTCATAGGCCCAGGACTTTAAGCACGGCGTCTTCCGGCGTCTCGCCCATGTCGCGGAACTTCGCGGCGACGAAATGGAACTCGTCCGGGGTGAGCTCTATCTCTATGGTGACGCGGTCGTCCACCGGGGAGGCGTTGCCGTCGCCCTGGGGCTTGTCCTGCGGGTCGCTGTAGTCGTTGATGCCGTAGTCCGCAAGGTCGAACTCGTTCCATTCGTCGGCCAGGGCGTCGTAGTCCCATTCGCCGAACTTGGCGTTGTCCTTGATCGCGATCTCCTTGAGCTTGATGAGCGGCGTGTCCTGGGGGATGACGATGCACGGGATTTCCGTGACGCCCTCCATCTCGCGGAGGACGGACAGGCGCATGTTCCCGCCGATTGCCACGTACTTCCCCTCGAATTCATAGACGAGCGGCGGGCGGAGATCCAGCATTTCCGGGGTCTCCTTGATGGACTTCTTCAGGCGTGCGAGCTCGCGGACGGACCAGGAGCGCGGGTTGCGCGGAAGTCCCGGTATCTGGCCGTCGTTCGGCTGGACGAGTGCGAGGTTGATGGATTCAGTCTTCATATCCGAGCGCTTTGAGCAGGGAGCCGGCCTTGTCCTCGCCCAAACGGGCTGAGACGAGCGTCGCCTGCGGTTCGTTGTATTTCAGCTTTAGGACGATGTTCTCGTTGAACCCGCCCACGTTGATCTCCTTGTTCTTGTCGGAGTAGTCCTTCACCTCGATGGCCTCGACGCCCCACCTCTCCAGGGGGAGGTCGGCCCAGTCGCGGGAGAGCATGGCCTGGTTCCAGAGGCCGTAGTCGCCGTTGTCTTTCAGGACGATCTCCTTCACCTTCTCCCGGTCCATGTCCTCCGGGAGGATGTAGCAGGGTGCGTCCTTTGCGCCCATCATGGTCAGGGCCGCGAGGCGCATGTTGCCGCCTATGACGACGAAGGTCCCGTCATGCGGGTAGACGATCAGGCCGCGGGCCTCCAGGAGCTGCGGCGTTTCCTGGATGCTCTCGGCGAGGCGGTCGAGCTGTTCGCGCGTCCATTGTCTCGGGTTGCGCGGCAGCCAGTCCACCTGTCCTTCGTTCAGGCGGATCCTGGACAGGGGGATGTTTACTGGGTGAATCTTTGGCATATTATTTTTCGGTTGAGCATGATTTCCTCGAAGGTTGCAGCAGTCGTCGGGGTTTGCGTTTACGTGAAGGTCCCACCAGCGCTGATGTTCTTCCACGTCCTCGCAGACCGACACTTCCCGGAAGCCGGTTATGCTGTCGATGAGCCCGCGCTTCTTGGCGAGCGGAAGGTGGTCGTAGCCGTTGTGGTGTTCGGTGTAGCCGGAGAGGTCGATTTCCGCGTCCAGGTTTGACAGCCACTTTCGGATCCACGAGTTCACGCGGAGAAACTCCACCAGGATCTTGTCGCAGCGGACGGAGTTTATGACGGCGAGGTCCACGAGTTCCGGGATGAATGGGGACAGGCGGAGCTGCACGTCTATCCCGGCTTCCTGGAGGCGTTCTATGGCCTTTATGCGAGCTCCGGGTCCAGGTGCGCCAGGTTCTATCCTCTTGCATGTCTTCTCGTCCGTTATCGTCAGCGAGATCTGGACGTGTGCGAGCTCCGGGTCCAGGTGCGCCAGGTATTCGGGCTCCGCGACAAGGTCGGACTTCGTCACGATGAGATAGCCGACCCGCATTTCGTTCAGGGCCTGGATGGTCTGCTGGGTGATGCGGTTATCCCTCTCAAGGGGCTGGAAGCAGTCGGTCATCCCGCCGAGGCGCACTATGTCGCCGCGGCGCAGCCTGGTGCGGATCGTGTGACGGATTCTGTTGATGTTGGCGATGGACGGCTGCGCGGGGTTCCAGAGCTTGCGGAAGTCCAGGAGGGCGCGGGCGTAGCAGTAGCCGCAGTTGTGCTGGCATCCGCAGCCGTAGGTGTCGAGCCTGATGGCATAGTGACAGCGGTCGCCCTCGTTTCCGGCCACCTTCTTAAAAAAGGATTTGAATTCGCTGCTCATTGTTTGCCGAGGAAATACATGATTCGTCTTGCGCTGTCGTAGCGGACCGGGATGTTGTTGGCCGCATGGTACACCGTCTCCCAATGGCACCGGGTTCCGCGCGCTATCTGGGCGATGGACATGCCGGACGCCTTGATGGCGGTCGAGAGTTCGGAGAGGCCTTCAGCGAGGTCGGCGGCGAACTCGGATTCTGGTATGCGCCGCTCCTCGCTCATAATCCAAGGCGTCTTTCGTAGTCCCGGCGGAAGCGTCTGCGCTCCGGGCCGGTTCCGTAGGTCATTATCTTCAGGGCCCCGGTGAGCAGCTTCTCCTGCTCGTCGTAGTTCTCCGGCTTGTCAGGCCCGTCTTTGAGTTTTCGGAGGGATTCCAGGCGGTACTCGATGTGTTCCTTGAATTGCAGATTAGTCATAGTTTTGCGTGCTTGATCTGCCGCAAATGTAGTAAAAAAGCAGAAAACGGCGTATCAAATACACCGTTTTCGTACAAATTAGGCCGATTTTGTGCGTTTTTACCGCCAATTAAGGCTTTTGCGCTCGTTCTGTGCGTCTTCCCTTGCCCGGTCCATCCTGGCTTGCGCTACGGCAATTTCTACCGACGTTATGCGCGCCATCCTGCTCGCCTCCATGGCCATGTATTCCTTCACCAGATCCCGGAAGGCTTCGAAGGTCCTGACCACCGCGTATTTGTTGCCGGCCCGCTCCGCCGCCGCCTGCCAGGCCTTCTGGGACGGGCGCTGCTTGCTGGCCCTGTCGCGGGTCTTCATTTCGATGCACAGGGAGCCGTAGCCGCCGCGGGCCTCCAGGAGGATGAGGTCGGCGACGCCGGCGGTGACGCCTTCCCCCTTCATGATTGCTCCCTCGATCCTGGAGCGGCCGCCGCCGTTCGGGACGGCGAACAGCATCAGGGCGTGGTCCGGGTACTGCGCCCGGAACCAGGCGACGCAGGTCTTCTGCAGGTTGCTCTCCTGGTGCCGGGGCCTGGCCCGGTGCTCGTTCTTCTCCTGCTGGGCCAGGAGCCGCTTGTATGCGTCCAGGGGGAGTGAGTTGGCGGGTTTGGCTTGCTTCATTTCTTCCCCTCCTCAATGCGTTTATACACCTCCTCAAGAGAGGCGCGGGTGATGATAAGCACATCGTTGAACGGCCCGACCTTGATGAAGCAATACGGACGGCCGGATCGGTAATCCGGGAAGGGTTTCGGAGGGATTTCGATAACGTCGCAGCGCACGCCGAACTCGTTGATTTCGTAAAGATCGATCTCTTTCTCGCCTCCGCTTTCAAGCTGTATCTTGATGATGTCCTCTTTCGGGACAAGCTCAAAAGTGGCGTTGTAGTAGTCGCCCTCGGACAGCTCGATTGCCTTGAGAGCAGCCACGTTGCTATACAAGTCGATGCCGGCCTTTTTCGCCTCCCTCTTTACGGCTTCTTCTGCGGATAGCGCCAGGGCGTCAAGGGCTGATGGCGTGTTCTTCATTATTGCGTTTTTCATGCGTTTCGAGACGCTGAAACAAACGCGCATTCTCTTTTCGTGTTTCATTGATAAATCGTTGTTAATACCTGATGTAGAATATCCCTACGGCGATGAGCGCCGCGAGGATTACGATGATGATGATAGCGAGCTGAAAAGCGTCGAAAAGGTCGTCTTTATTTTCCATGTCGTTGTGTGGTTTATTTGTGAATAAAAAAGGCACGGCGGGGGCTATAACCGTATGCATTGAAAAAACTATTTGAAGGATGAATATTGACCAATCCCCTGCGGACCTCGCGGCCGGCGTTTCCGTGCCTCGTAAATTAGTCCTCCAGAATTTTCAGCAAGGCTTTCGCCTCCTTGTAACTGCCGAACCCCTTGACATCCACCCAACGGTCGAACAAGAAACCTTCTTCCAGCCGTTGAACGAAGTAGCCCGTCACTGGGATGCATCCGAAATAGCATGGGTATCTGGAAATGATTCTATACATTTTCAGTCCTCCTTGCTTTTTTTGAATTCCCGAAGCACTTGTCTGCAATGCCTCTGCGAGAATGCCCTTATGCGTCCCGTCTTGCTAAACCTTTCAAGCATAATTACCTCATCAATGGCAAGAATGTCTTGAATGTCCTTCCAGGTTATTTTGTCTGGTGCTTTCATAATAAATCGTTATTAAAAAGGGCGCGGTGGGGGTAGCTTAACACCTAAAACACTTGATATGAATACAGAAAAGCCCCTGCGGTGGTGTCGCGCCAGCGCTTTTCCGCGCCCTGGTTGGTTAAATAAACAGCTTTCCGGAGAGGTCGCGCTTGAGCGCCGCACGCATGGCCCAGATCGCCTTCGCCCGCTGGTCCAGGCTCTCGATGTACGCCTCCGCCTGCTCGATGGAGGTGGCGCAGAAATAGCCGTGCGAGTTGGCAATCAGGTGCGGTACCAGGCCGTTGATGCGGATGTAGTTGATGCACTTCCGGACGCGGGCCTCCGTCAGTTTCTGGTACCCCTTTTCGGTCAGCAGCAGGCACAGCTCCTTGTTCCGGATCGCGTGCTTGGCTCCTACCCGCGTCTTGAGCTCGTTCACGAGCATGGGGACGATCATGTCACGCTCGTATGTGGACAGCGTGGCGGTGTATTCTTCAAAATTGGTTATCATGGCAGTTTCAGTTTTCCTCCAGCCATCTGTATATCTTCCGGCAGAGGGCATTGATGGCCGGCGGGATGCCCTTTGTCTTGTTCGGATCGACGAGCGCCTGGTTGATGGCCGTGTGCCAGCGGTTCGCCAGGGCGAATGCGTCGCGGTTGATAGCGTCGAGCTGCATGTTCTTCTCCGGGCGGTGGACGGTCATGGCGCGGCCGCCGGCATCCCTTCCGAGGACCTTCCCGACCCGGTACACGTTGCCCCAGGCGCACTGCGCGGCCTGGGCGAGGACGTGGCAGAGAAGCGCGGAGACGATTGGCTTGCGGGCGTCGAAGGGGATGTCTCCGAGAAGCAGCATAAGCTCGGACCGGAGGACCATCACGTTGTTTGCGATGTAGGTCTCGAATTCGTCCATCAGGTCCGTCACCCGGTCGGAGCCCTCCATGCCGATGGCGGCGAAGAACGGGCGGTTGAATCTGGTGTAGTTCTCGGCCCAGTCGCGGCGGAGGCGCTTCTCCTCCCGATGCAGGTCCAGGGGCGCGATGTCGCGGTTGTAGATCGTGTAGATGGCGTCGCCCAGGAGGAAGGGAAGCAGGGGCTCCACGGAGTCGCCCTGCATTCGCTTCCGGCCGATGCTATTCAGGTACTTGTTTATCAATTCCTTCTTCGTCATGGCTCAACGCTTTTCATAAAACAAATCCAATGAGTTCCCATGGTCTTCCCGGACTTGTGGCCGAAGATTGGCCTTTCGGGTGTAAGCGATAAAACATTCTTGACCTTAATGTCTGAATCACTCCATTTGAAAATAAGGAATCCGCCCGGTTTGAGGACGCGAAAACATTCCGCGAACCCCTCGCGCAAATAGTCTCTCCAATTCTTACGGAGCTCGCCGTATTCGGCATAAAGGTCTCCACGCCTTTCGTGCGATGCTTGGTTGTCCCTGGAGTAATAAACCATATGCGGCGGGTCAAAGACTACCATGGCGAACGAGTTGTCCGGATAGGGCATGTTCCTGAAGTCAGCAACGACATCAGGGTGGACCTTGAAAAGACCTCCTTTTGAGAGCGGGATTTCGTCGCGAATATCCTGGAACAAAACTCGCTCGTCCTCCTTGTCGAAGTAGAACATACGTCCGCCGCAGCAGGCGTCTAATATAGGTTTTGTCATATGTTGATCCCGTGTTTCCTGATTTCTTCCTTCTGCTTGCGGTAGCGCCAGTAGCGGCGCATGGCCTCGGACCTTTTCGCCTTTGTCTCCGGGCTCTCGACGTGTCCCTTCTTGAACTCGCCTGCGGGGTTGGATCGGACGCCCTTCGGGAACCTGGACGGGACGTTTCCGCACCGCTTGAGCCCTTCGGACGCGAGCTTAGCGATGTCGTGCCGTCTGTCCTCCAAGAACCCGGGGCGCTTCTCCAGGCCGAGCTGCCGAGCCTTGCGGATGAGGGTGCGGGGCGAGACGCCGATCCACTGGGCCAGGGGCTTGTTGAACATGATAGGGAAGAAGTCATTCAGGAGCTTCAGCATCCTGGGCGTCCATTCGGTCCCGTGGTGGTGCTTCTTCAGGCCCATGCGCTGAGCCTTTACGAAGGTTGCGCGGACGGTGCGGCCCAGCTTCCTCGCGATCTCCTCGCAGGTGCAGGACTGATAGAGAGTGCGGAGCTTCTCCTCGTCCATGTATGTCCATTCCCTCACTTTCATATCTCGCCCCTCCTGCAGTCAAGGACGTCGCCGACGATGTAGTCGTAGCCGAGGCGCCGGGCGATCCTGGTCGCCTCGCGGTTCAGGGGGAGCCCCTTCAGGCGTCCCTCCTCGTCCATGACGAGGGTGTGGCCGTTGCTGAATTCGATGAGCTCGATGTAGCCACCTACGTGCTTCTGGAGCTCCTCCAGGGAGAACTTCCTTCCGTTCCTGGGCGAGATCTCCCGTTTCTCGCCGGTTGCCAATAATAGTGTTGCCATTTGCGTGTGTCGTTAAAAGAGTTTCAAGTCTTGCTTTTTTCGGGAGACGCGGCGGACCGCCTTGTTCACGTCGCAGGCTATCAGCCGGACCTGCTCCTTGATGCGGCGGTCGTCGGTGAGCCGGGCGATGGTGTTCAGCCGGCGCTGGATCGTCCGCGCCTCCCTTGTCGTGAGTGTTGCCCCGATGTCCATTACTCCTCCGGTGCTTCAAGCAGGAGCTTTTCCTCGTTATACTGGTCGTCCGGAAGGAGGTTGTCCCGCAGGGCCTGGAAAATCGTGGATTGGCTCATCTCCGGTGTGATGTCCTTCTCGTTGAGAAGGATCCCGTCGCCGTTGTAGAGCCCGGCCTTCCCAATTTCAAAGTTCATGAAGACGTAGCATTCCTCGTCCACGTAGTCGCCGCCGGAGCGGAGGTCGCCGATAAGGTCCTCGCGGCTGGCCTCGAGCGGGGTAATCTCCGCCTTGTACTGCGCCTTGACGGAAGCGAGCTCGCGCTCGAGGTCCGATATCTTGACGCAGAGGTCGGAGATTCTCCTGCGGATTTCCGTCACCTCGTCCTCGGAATAGGGGCGCTTGTAGTTGTGGTTCACCACCTGGTCGGCGGTTTCCTTGATCTTCGCCAGGCGGTCTTCCGGCGTCATGTCCTGATAGATGGCTGACGGCATTCCGGCCGCGGCGACGTTCTGGGTGTTTGTGTTTTCGTTCATTTCGATTGTGTTTTAAGAATGTGTTTTTTCAGTTTTCGATGCGGAAGTCCAGCTTGTAGTCACCGGCGAGGTCGTTGTCCCTGATGAAGGAGGACACTCTCATGGCGGCCCCTGGCGTCCTGAATATGAGGGCGAGCTGCTGGTCCTTCCGGCGCATGTTCGTGAGCTGGCAGAGGAAGGTGTCCTTGGTTGCGTCGGGTTCCGGGGAACGGTTGATGGCGGCGTTCCAGACTGCCCGGTACCAGCGCAGGGCCTCCTCATCCCACCGCTTGCCGGACTTTAGGGGTTTCCAGTCATGGGCGGCCCGTTCATTGTCGGTAACAGGCGTTCCGTCCGCATACGTCCATAACGTCATGTTATAGTGGTCAAGGAAGCGCTGGGCCTCGCCCAGGGGGTCCTTCACGTTATCAAAAAAGAAAATCTCAAAAAAATCAGCCGCCGTAAGCGGCGTATTATTAATACTGTTTGTTTGTTTGTTAGTTAGTATGTTAGTTAGAGGGATTCCGTTCGCACTCCGTTCGGATTCCGTCCGCATTCCGTTCGCACTCCGTTCGGACTGCGGCTGCTTTCCCCACCGGGCTGCGTTCGCTTTTCGGCTGGATTCGCTCCTGGCTCCGAACCGGCTCCGCATTTCGTTGATCCTGGCGGTCGCGGACTGGCTGAACAGGCAGCCGTCCTTGACCTCGAAAAGCCGGTACCCGGTCACGACCTTCTCCACCTCCGCGGGCTTGCACCAGCGGAGGGCGAAGGCGATGCTCTTGTAGTTCGCGGGAATCGAGCCGCCGTTCTCCCAGAGCATCTCCACCAGGCACCAGTAGATGCCGAGCCCCTGGCCGCCCATGTCCATCTGCAGGTCCATGAGCTTCGGGTCGTTCCTCGCGCCGAAATCGTGGGTTATGTATGGCAGGTCCTTCATATCTCGTTCTTGTTGAGTTCAATGGACAGCCCGGCCCTGGCCACGTGGACGCGGGCGAAGATGGCCGTGTCCGAGGCCATCTTTGAGAATTTCTTGGCGTCTCCGTTGCTCGTCGACAGATGGATCAGGACGACCGTCTTGAGCTCGGAGGTCATGTTCGCGCGGATGAGCTCGCAGGCGCTGCGGATGGACATGTGCTTCCCCCTGGTGCGGGCGGCCCTGGAGGCGTCGATCCTACCGTTCGCCACGTTGTCGTCCAGGAGGGCGTCGTCGTAGTTCGCCTCGACCATGATGTGGTCCAGGTGGAGCATGCGGAAGTCGTACGGGACGAGCTGCGTGTCGGTGACGAAAAGGATGCGCCCGGCCTCCGGGTGCTCGATGACGAAGCCCAGCGGCTCCGCGGCGTCGTGCCTCACGTCGAAGGGCATTATCTTCCAGTCGTCCACGTAGGCGACCTCCATCGCCCGGAGGGGGCGCGTGGTGCCGGAGAGGCGGACGGCCTTCAGGGTGCCCTCGCTGGCGAAGACGGGGATGCCGAGCGCGGCGTAGCGCTGCGCGTAGCCGGCGTGGTCCCCGTGCTCGTGGGTGATCAGGGCGCCGGCGATCCTGGAGACTGGCATGGAGATCCGGCGCATCATCGCCTCCGGCTTCACCCCGCACTCCAGAAGGAGCGCGGAGCGACGGGCCTCGAGCAGGTAGCCGTTGCCGGAGCTGCCGGATGCTAAGACGGTCAGTTTCATGGCTTGAAAAGGTTTTCTTCATTACCATCGTTCTCCCAGGGGAGCTTTTCCTCCTTCGGTTCGTTTTCGGCCTCCTGGGCGCCTTCCTTCGCCGGGACGGGTTCGGGGTCGGGCGCGGGTGCCGGAGCCTCCTGCTGGGCTTCCTTGTGGGCTTCTGCGGCATCCTGCGGAGCCGGGGCGTCGGCCTCCGTGAAGACGGGCTTGATCTGGTTCGCGGCGGGCGCGGGCTCCTGGCCCTGCTCGTCCGGTCCCTCCTCCGGGATGTACATGCCCTCGACGGCCATGGGGAAGGCCTCGCGGAAGGCCTGGGCGATGGCGACCTTGCGGATCATCGTGCCGGGCATGGCGGCCCAGGTGCTCTTTCCCTTGTTGTACTCCTGCAGACGGACGCGGGCGGTTATGGGGTGCTGGCGGTCCTTTCGGTACACCTTCGCCCAGCCGCCGACGAGCTGGTCGCCGGGGAGGAAGAAGGAGCCCTCCTCCTCCAGGACCTTCCCGTCGCGGATGACGATGACCCCGGCCTGGTAGCCGGTGTATTCCGGGCTGTTCTCGCCCCGCTTCATGAAGGCCGCCTTGCTGATGATCATGCTCGCGGGCTCGCTCCCGTACTTCACCATGTAGGCGTCGCCGATGAAGGGGTTCAGGAGGTTCGCCCGGCAGAGGCTGATGAACTGGATGATCTCCGCGTCGGAGACGGCGGCCTGGCCGCGGGTCAGGTAGCTGCGGACGATCTGGAAGGAGAGGTTCACGTCCTCGCCGTTCACCTGGTAGGTAATTCGGCCCTTGTCATTCGCCCCCAAGAGGGTCTGGCTGACATTCGCCTGGTTGTTGTTTTCGTTTGCCATAATTGAATGTATTTGCGTGTGTTATTTGGTTTCGTTTCTCTTTATGATGGTGTCGATGTCGCTCCGGCGGTAGAACACCTTGACCCCGATCCGGACGGGCCGGAGGTAGCCGCGCTTCTCCCAGCGCCAGAGCGTCGAAGGATCGACGCCTCCCAGGAGCCGGACGCGGGCCTCCTCCTTTGCGATGAGCGTGTCCTTGTATACGACCATCTGGCGGGCGGTCTCCTTCTCCTCCTCGGCGCGTACCTTGCGGACAAGCGCCTCGTTGGCCTCCAGGAGGTCGCAGAGCCTGATGCTTACGGTCATTTCGGGGTAGTCCCTCGCCAGCTCCATCAAGTCCATGGCTATTCGGGTATGATGGTCAGACTGCCGATTTCCTTCACGACGAGGCGGATGACCTGGGTCTGGGTGTCGAAGGTGTCCTGGGTGATGCTCTCCGCGTTGTCGATGAAGATGGGCGCACGGCTGCCGTAGCGCTCCGAAAAGACGCGGATGCAGTCGAGGCCGCAGAGGATCTTCATGGCGTCGTTCATGCTGCGGTAAGGCACCCCGTCGGGGCTGGTGACCTCGCAGGTCTCCACGATCCCGCCCTCCATCGTCGTGTCGAACATCTTCCATCTGGCGACGCTGAACAGCCCGGAGATAGCCTTCTCCACGCTGTCGATGTCTGCCTTGACGAACTCGGCCGCGCGGGCCTCGTCCTTCTCCTCCTGGGCTATTGCGTCGGCGAAGTTCTTCGCCTCGCGCTCCTTCTGGCGGATGAGCTCCTCCTGCTCCGCGCGCACCTTGCCGACGGAAAGGGCGTCCTGGGCCTCGAGCTCGGCGCGGGCGAAGCGGTCCATCTCGTCGCGGATCTGCTGCTCTATCTGCTTGCGGTCGTGAATGAGCTCGTCGAGGTCGGCGGGGCGGCTGGCGGTCTTGAGCGCCTTCGAGCGGAGCTCCTGCTCCTGGCGTGCGAGGGCCTTGAACTCCTCGGAGCTCCTGGCGGATGCCTCGACCTCGGTGTTGGAGACGGACTTCGCGCCGGTCTCCAGGGCGTTGACCTCCGCGGTCTTCTGCTGAAGGTCCTGCTCGGCGGTGGCGAGTTCGGCACCGAGGGCGGCAAGCTCCTCGCCGGCGCCCTTCAGGAAGGTGTCCAGTTCGGAGATCCTGGCCTTGATTTCCTTCGCCTCGCCGATGAACCCGTCGAGGGCCTCCTTCTTCATCTTCAGGAACTCGTCCTGCGCCTTCTTCTTGTCGCGCATGAGCGTCGCGGCGGGGATGGCCTGCCCGCAGCAGGGGCAGACGTCCGTGGCGACGAACTCGAAGGCCTTCGCCTTCTCTGCCTTGTATTGTTCGCCCAGCTCGTTGAGCCTTGCGGCGAGTTTGCCGCGCTCGCGCTCGGCCTTCGCCTGGGCTTCGCGTTTTGCGTCGTGCTTCTCGGAAATCCCGTACAAACGCTGGCGGACGCCGGAGACGGCGCGCTTCGCCATCTCGATCTTGTAGCTCTGCTCGGTGTAAGCGTCGGTTGCCTCCTTGCGCTTCTTGTCCAAGATGGCGTTCATCTGGAGCTGCACCTTCGTGATCTCGTCCCACGCGGCCTTGTTTTCGGCCCTGCGGGCGGCGTCGGCCTCATCGGCGCTGGCGATCGACTTGTCGAGGGCGTCGGCCTTCGCCTTGAGCTCTGCGACGGCCTTGTCGCGGCGGGCCTTGAGTTCGGCGAGCTTGACGGCGACGGCGTCGGTGTCCTGTTCCTTCGGGAGCGCCTCGCGCATGCCGTCGATGCGGGAGAGGACCTGGGCGAGGTCGCGCTTGTTCGCGGCCTTCTCCATGGAGATCCGCTTGCGGTAGTCCTCGATGGACCGGCCGGAGAGCTTGTTCACCACGTCGGCGAACTCCTCGCGGACGCGGAGGCGGTTCGGGTCGTCCTTCACGAGTTCGAGCAGGGCCTTGCGGCGCTCCTTCCACCCGGTGAATGCGTCGTCGATGAAGTAGTGCGGGTTGGTGAGGAGCTTGAAGCTGTCCTCCTTTAGCCAGCCGGAGACGACCGCGTCGTAGGCGGCCTTCGTGCCGACGTCCACCCCGTCCACGTAGAAGCCGCTGGTGTGGCCATTCAGCACCTCCTCGGTCTCGCCGGTGGGCTTGACCCAGTTCTCCGTCCAGGAGCGGCGCAGGACATGATCCTGGCCGTCAACCCTCAAGAGGGCTTCGACCCAGTGGTCCTCGCGGGGGAAGGGTCTGCCGGTCTGCGGGTCGATGGTCTTGATCTCGAAGGTGCTGGAGGTCTGGTCCCGGTGGTCCTTGCCGAACAGCAGCCAGGTGAAGGCGTCGAAGACGGTGGACTTGCCGGAGCCGTTGGGGCCCTCGATCCTGGCGTTGCGACCTCCCAGGATGTACTCTGCCTGGCGCATTCCCTTGAAGTTGCGCAGGCGCAGTGCTAAAATTCTGATTTCCATGATTTGCGTGTGTTAAATTGTAGTGATGTCAAGTGTGTTTTCGTCCTTCTGTCTCCGGCGTCCGCATCTCCGTGCCTCGACGCGGCGCACCCTTGCGCTGCGGACGAAGTCGCTGGAGAAATCCGTCGTCACAATCTGCACGGATACAATCGCAAGCAGGAGCGCGGATCCTACGCGGCGGCGGAACTCCGCGAGGTCGATGTGGAAATTCTCCGAAAGGAACCAGGCGACCAGGGCGTTGGTACTCCTGGGGATGCCGGTCTTGTCGTAGATGTTCTGCGTGTGGCGGATAACCGTGTTGTGGCTGATTCCGGCGGAGCTTGCGATCTCCTTGCCTATCATCCCGGACACGTAGCCGGAGGCGACGCGCGTCTCGGCGGGCGTGAGGACGTTATCGGTCTTTAGCTTCATAGGCCCCAGGGCTCCTTGACGCCGTAGTAGGCGAAGACGGCCTCGATCTGCCTGGCCTTCTCCACGTCCAGGGTCTTCACGCGCCCGGAGGCGTAGTTGTTGAAGGACGCGTTCGTGGTGATCTCCAGGATGCGTGTTAGCCTGGAGCGCACCTCCGGGACGTCCTTGACCCGCAGTTCGGAGAGGCCCTTCTTGAAGGCCCGCGCGGGGTTGGCGGTGTTTGATGTGATTGGCATGGTTAGTTTGATTTTGTGATTTCGAGCTTCTTGGAGCCCCATCCGCAGAGGGCGGAGAGGCCGAGGCAGACGTAGTTCCAGAGGCCTGGGCCTCCGTCGGTGTACTCGACGCAGCCGGCGAAGATCGCCACGATGCAGATGGCGCCGAGGATCTTGGAAATGCTTTTCTTTTTCATGGTATTTGCGTGTTGTTTGTAGTGTCTTGAAAAACCGGAAGGAGCTCGCACCCGTTCCGGGTTGTCCTAATTATGAGTATTGTGTTTATAGCCTCCCTATCCCTGGGAGGTTTGGGTCTTTAGGCTACCTGGATCTTGTAGATAGCGCCCTCAACGAAGTCCTTGAACGCGAAGTAGTGCTCCAGGTAGTCCTTGCCCTTCAGGTTCTGGGTGAAGGAGTTCTCTCCGTCGTAGACCTTGCGGAAGAAGGTCTTGACCTTCTGGATGATGGAGAGTTCCATCCTGCTCTGCATCTTCCACATGATTTCGAGCTCCTCGTAGGAGAGGTCGATCTCGTAGGCCCGACTTACCTGGTCGTTCAGTTCTTTAAGGGAGTGGATCTTGTCTGCAATCTCCTTGGCGTAGCGCTTGGTTTCGATGTGCTTCTTGCAGGCCTTCTGCAGTGCTTCGATTTTTTCGGGGGTCCAAATAGTTTCCATTTTGCGTGCGTGTTTTTGGTTGGTTATTTGGTCGTTTTGTTGTCTTTCACTAACTTTGTGGTGTGAAAAATATTTCTTTCTTGGGACAAAGGTAAAAATTGTTTCCTAAAAAAGAAAATTTTTTTGCGTTATTTTTGATTTTTGTTGCTTTCTATGGAATTGACGTTGCCTGAAAGGGCGAAACTTGTCGTCCGTTACCTATCCCAGAAGCTGGGCGTGACGCAGGCGGAGATCGGTGAAAAGATGGGATATTCTAATCGCTCGGCCTTCTCGGCCGTGCTGAACGGGCTGAAGGTCCTCCCGGTGAAATTCGGCGAGAAGCTCGCGTCCCTGGACGATGAGATAAACCCGGACTTCCTCTCCGGATCTTCCGACAAGATGCTACGCTCGGAAACTACCCAGCCACCCGTGCTCGATGTTCTCAAACAGCAGGAACGCCCCTCCGGGGTGTACCTGCCCCTGGAGCTCGTCAAGATGTTCACGGATATGTCGGAGACCATCAGGTCGCAGCAGGAGACCATCAAGGTTCTCGTCTCGAGGAAGGTCCCAGATTCGAAGGAGGCCATGTGATTGACTTGACGGAATACATAACACTCCGAATGAAATGAAACTGTATCTATTAGCCGTCGCAGGCCTCCTTGCGCTTGCATGCACGAACCCCGGGAAGGAAGCGCAGCCGGTCGTTGACCGATACCTTTCCGGGAGAATAAGCTCCCCGGAGACATACAAGCCTGTACGCCTTGACTACCTGGGCGAGGGCGAGGTGGACCTGGACTTCTACAGACCGGATCTCGATGGGCCGTCCGGGGACAGCGTCGTCGTCCGTGTCTTCCGTCAGTCGTTCCGACATCTGAACAGGACCGGCGACCCGGTCGAGACCGCATGGTGTCTGTATCTGAATGAGGACCTGAACGCCGTGCTGTGCGCCAGCGGAGGGGAGGAACCGATGGAGGGAATAAGATGGACGCGCAGACGATAACGGACCGCTGGTTCCAGGCCTACGACGACCTGCGCCTGACCGGGCGGGTGTCGCAGCGGAGGATCTGCAGGGAGCTCGGCGTGGACAGGAGGAACTTCGCCCAGCAGGAGAAGGACCACGCGCGGCGCATCCTGCGCCCGGAGTGGCTGACGCACCTGGTGCTGAACTACGGATGCTCCGCGGACTGGCTCCTCACGGGGCGCGGATGGCCCTGGGGCGCATAGACGCGAAAGCCCCCGGACCTCTCGGCCGGGGAGCTTCTGTTGCATTCTTATGGAATCATCCGCTTAACTTGATCCTCTTCTACAAAGGTAACCAATTTTACCAGAAAAGCAAATTTAGTTACTCTTTTTTTGCCTCCAGCCTTCCGACGAGCCCGGCCTTCATCTCGTCGTCGATCGTGCGGTAGCGGGCAAATGCGCGGCTACCCTCGGTGTGCCCGGACATCGCCCCGATCACGTTCGGGTCCGCGACCTGCTTGTAAAGGTTCCCGATGAAGGTCCGCCGGGCCAGGTGGCTGCTTGCGACCTCGTTCAGGGGGCGCTTCACCTCCTCCCGCGTGACCGGGTCCAGGACCGTGACCGGGCGCTTGAGACGGGCGGCAAGGAAGCACCGCTTGATGGCGTCGTTGTATTTCTGCTTGCTGATGAAGGGAAGGAGCCGGACCCCCGGCAGGTCGGCATAGCGGGCCACGATCTCCTCCGCGGTGTGGTTGAGCGGGACGCGGACCACCACAGGGCGCTCGTCCACGGTCTTGCGGGGGATGTACTCCAGGAAGCCGTCCACGATGTCGCCCTTTCGGAGCTTGAGAAGGTCCCCGGCCCGGCACCCGACCAGGCACTGGAAGACGAAGACGTCCCGCTGTGCGGCGAGCGAAGGGTGGCGGCGCAGGTTGGTCCGGTAGAGCCTGTCCCGCTCCTCCAGGGTGAGGTAGTAGGGCGTACCGTACACCGCCGTCCCGATCTGGAAGCCGGCGAAGGGGTCGGTGGCGCAGAGCCCGCGCTTCCCGGCCCAGCGGAAGAAGGCCCGTATGACCTTCATGTAGTCGATGATGATGTTCTTCCCGCGGCCGCCCTTCGCAAGGTAGGCGCGGAAATCGTCCAGCACGCCGGCGTCGGTCCCCTCCATGGCCAGCCGCCTCCCCCTCTCCTCCTGGAATCCCTCCAGGTACCCGCGCACGACCTTGTAGCGCTTGTGGCGGTCGATGCTCACGTCCTGCGACCTGCAGAACTCGTCGTAGATGGCGAAGAAGTCCCGGCGGTCGGTTCGGTCGGGATGGTGGAACCGCTCGACGGCCTCCTGCAGCCAGGCGCCCGTCACCAGGTTCGGGTCGGCTTCCTGGAATGCGTCGAGCAGGAAGCGCGTGAGGTCGGCGAGCCGGTCGCGGGTCCTGCGGAGCTCGCGCTGCTCGTCCGTCTCCAGGCGCGGGACTATGACGGCGCCGTCCTTCCATCTGGAAGGCTGCACGGACAGCCGGCTATGTAGGCGGTAGATGTGGTCCCGTCCGCCGACGAAGCGGAGCAGGATCTCGGACTTCCCGCGGGCGTCCACCCGGCGGGAGAGGGAAGCGGATATCTTCGGCATGGTCTCACGAATGCAGTTCGCAGACAAAGATACGGATTTTTGTCAACCGATTGTCAACGGATTGTCAACGAAATGAAACGCCGTGCAATCCGTGACAATGCGTCACGCCTTCCGAAAACGGGCGCGGGATTGCACGGGAGGCGGAAATCACCATTTGCGCGGGCTCACGAAAAAGGTGCCCTTGCAGGGGGTTACGACCCCCCAGGGGCCACGAAACGGAAACGGCAATCGGCTATCCTTCAGGCGGTTGCCGTTTCTCGTGCCCCGGAATTTGTCAACCGTTTGTCAATCTGATTGAAATCTACGGAAAAAGCCCCCCAGGAATGTATCCCGGAAGGGCTCACACGCAAATGGAAACGCGAGGCCTCCGCCCGCAAAGTTAATCATTATTTTCTTTGCGGCAATGGTCGCAGGCGAGTCGGCAGATAATGTCCGCCACGCCCTGGGTAATGTCGCCCACCAGGTAGGCGAACTCCTCCGACAACGGCTCCGTCCCGTCGGCGGACGCGATGGCCTGGGCGACGTGGACGATCTCGTGGACGGTCGTGTTCACCCACTCTGCCCCGCTGGTCTGCGGGCCGATCCAGGAGAGGGAGAACCGGCGCTCCGTGTTGCTGAACGTGAAGCCGCGGTTAACCCCGCCGTCCATCAGGTCCGCGGTCGCGTCCGCGATCTGGCGCGTGGCGCCGAGGTCAAGCAGGCAGGCAAGCACGCCCTCACGGTCGTTCCGGCCGGTGACGAAAAGGAAGTCTGCGGTCCAGTCGCGGACACGGAGCGCCCGGTGTGTCATATCATGTCCTCCCAGACGATTGGCACGCCCTTCGCGTTGCAGTCGGCCAGGTAGCGGGAGAAGGCCATGCCCTCGTAGCCGTCCGGGTCGTCCATCTCGTCCTTGATTGCGAGGGCGAGCTGGTCTTCGTCCCTGACGGAGCTGCCCCAGCGGTCGGCGACGATCATGTTTGCAAGATAGACCAGGTCGTGGCCCTTCGCGTCCCGGAAATCGATTTCGCGGTCGGTGAGCATCTTCTCGACGGCCTCCTTGTCCATCATCTTCATCCGGCCTCCGTTCCTGGGCCTCATCTGCTCGACGGCCCAGCGGGCCATCGCCGGGGAGAAGTGATAGCCGTAGTAACTCAAGTAAGCGTCCAGGCCGGCGGGCCGGATCGCGTAGAAGTCAAGTCTGTCCATGTCGGTTTATCGAATGAGGGGAGGGACGAGCGCCCTCCCCGGATTGCTGGTTCTACATGTAGCGGCCCATGCTGTCGCGGCGTTCGCCGTAGCCTCCTTCGCGGCGGTCGTAGCGCTCGCCGTAGCGCTGGTCGTACATCTGCGGCGGGTAGCCTTTGTAGCCGCCGTCGTAGCGTTCGTTGTACCGGCCGTCTCCGTCCCGGTCGCCCATGGTGCCGCGCTCGCCGTACTGCAGGCGCATCTGGTCGGAGAGCTCCTTGACGGTCCGGTGTCCCTCCTCGATGAGGCGGTTCCCCTCCTCGATCTTCTTCATCGCCTTGGCGAAGTGGTCCGCCTCGTTGCGGTTGGTGATAATCAAAGCCATTATTTTTCCTCCTTTGGTTTTTCGTTCTTTGGCCGGACCGCCGCGGAGAGCATCCCGACCATCTGGTCGAACTTTCCGCTGATCTCGGCAAGCTGGTTCTCCAGGCGTGCAATCTTTTCTGCCTGCTGTGCCTCAAGCTGGCGCTCCGGGTTTAGCTGCAGTATGAGGGAGGGGGCCTTCTGCACCACCATCTCGTGGTACTGCCGCTGCGAGAGGAACTGCTTCGAGCTGTTGCTCGCCGCCTCGATCTCGCGGGTGACCGCGATCCGGTCCGGACTGATGTACCAGCCCTTTTCCGGGTAGTTGGCCC